GATTCAACCATATGCAACGCAACCGCGCTGGTATATGCACAAGAATGTGTTCTACAACGGCGTCGCAGATAAGTTGATTGCCCTCTCTGGGAACTCCATCATGGACATCCAGAACGCGTACGGTCCTGAACCAACACTGTTCGGAATCCCGATCTCGTTCGTTCAGAACATGCCAAGCGCACCAGCTGCAAACCGCGACATCGCAGTCCTCGGAGATCTCTCCAAGGGTGTCGCCTTCGGCGATCGTCGTGGCGTTAGCGTGGAAGTTTCCGATCAGGTCAAATTTATTGAGGATGCGCTCACGTTCAAAGCGACTGAGAGATATGCCTTCAATGCGTTTGACGTTGGCAACGTAACCGCGACCGCTGGCGATCAGGTCCCTGGTTCGCTCATCGTCCTTCAGTGTGCTGCTAGCTAGTCTGTAGCACCTTCGCAGTCAAGGGGAGCGGGATACCATTCCCGTTCCCCTTTTGTTTTTAGGATGTAAACCATGCCACTCACTAGGACTCAAGCACTCGACCGTCTCGCGTGGATGGTCGCATCCGATCAATACCCGTTTCTGGATTCGACTGCACTACAGCAGCTCGTGGACGATCACGCTCGCTGGGCTGTCTGGTCTGCATCCACAGCCTTCGTGGTTGGTGACATCATCATCCCGACCGTAGCGAATGGCAGACTCTACCAGTGCGTCATTGCAGGGACATCGAGCGCCACGGAGCCACAGTTTCCGCAGTGGACCAATACAACCGGCTACAGCGTCAATGACGGCAGTGGTGACCTCTTGTGGCAGGACATTGGACCTGCTAACGTTGAGAGATACGACATCCGCACAGCTGCGCGACAGGGCTGGATTCGCAAAGCATCGAGCATCACGCACCTCATCGATGTCAAGGATGGTCAGGTCGATGCTAAGATGGCCATGCTCCGCGAGCACTGTCTCGACCAGGCGAAGCGCTTCAGCCCGATGGTGTTCGTATGATTCCGGCAGCTTACAGCACAGCGCTCAAGAACGCGATCCAGGCGTATTCGTACGCTGACCGTGTCGCGATCTGGCGGACCGTCAATGCGGCGGATGGCATCGGTGGCGTGTCACAACACTGGATACAGGTCGCTGAGATCCGTGGCACCATCAGCAACACCGGCGACACGGAGGGCATAGTCGGTGGCATGATCGAACAGTCTGGCACATGGACCCTGACGTGCTCGCCTGACATCGAGGTCAAGGCCGATGACAGGATATACACCAGCGGGAATCCGCAGAACCTGGCGCCATACTACGAGTGCATCGGATCAGACTACGGCCACACGAACGCAGTCAGTCAAACCATCGGACTTCGCGCCAGGACAAACGGCTAACTGTATCCACTGCGTGGTGCAAGCTTCGACTCCATCGCACCATGATATGAGTGAAGTTATTGATGGGGTGAGTCTATGAGTCCAGAGATGTGGGTGCAGATCGGTATACAAGCGTTCATCACGACGATGAGTATCGGTGCCGCTTGGGTCGCACTACAGGTCAGGTTGACGCGTCTGGAGACTCAGGTGGCACACATCATCTCGACGCTCGATGGACAACAGCAGGAAGTGCGCCGCATCGAGCAGAGACTCGGTAAACTCGAAAACAAGGTTTCCGCTTTGGAGGCGATCATACAAAGATGAACAGCATCAGTATCAAAAGACTCGTGGTCGTTGTGATCGTGGCTTTCGTAGCTGCTTTTACTTCCGTGTTCGGCGATGGCGTTCGCACAAGCGAAGCACACGACATCAGCGAGCTCGGCGCAGTGCTTGCACTCTACGGAAGCAAGGCGGTAGCGGCGGGTGTCTCCGCTGCGGTGAGTAGTGTGCTGGCTTTCCTTACGATGCCGTTCAAGGGTACGGGAATCAATGCTTTGAAGGTGGGCAAATGAACCTGCAAAACTACCGTTTAGAGCCCAATCCGAACACGCCCGGTGACTGGATTGTCTTTGGGGACATCTATGATGACCAAGGCAACCTACTCGGTACGTTTGGGGAGAATGGCACAAGCGTTTTCGGTTGGTGGGTTACGCAGGATGCGGCTTTTCAGCAGAACTACAGCAATCAATTTGCCATCGTAATGGCTCAAGAAATTATCGCAGGAACGGCTGAATAATGGCAACGTATTATGTTAGACCCGGCGGTACTGGCAGTGGAACAGGGCCAGCAGTCAATCAAGCGTGGGGTACTTTTCAGGCTCCATTTACTGTGGGTAGTGGAGTAACTGGCGGTGATACAGTTTATATTGCACCGGGTCACTACAATGAAAAAGTCGTTATTGGTATAACCAACCCAACAAGCACAGTAAATATTATTGGAGACGTTACAGGCTCGCAATTTAGCGGGGTTACTGCTGGATTGGTTAGGTTGTCTGGTTTTTCAAGCACAGGTAATGCAGCTGTAAGCTTGACTGCTCCGCAGTTATCCGGAACATCAAAGGACTTTTTATCTTTTACAAACATTATTTTTGAAGGCAGTCCTACAGGAGCTTCAGGAAATAATCTGATTAGATTTGTCACTTCAAAAAATATATCTTTTACAAAGTGTTTGTTTATCAATGAGCCATTTTCAACATCTACATCTGAAGGCACTTTGTTAAATATGACAGCCCCGTCTGGATCGGCTGCCAATTATACATTCTCAAAATGTGCATTTATCTTATCTGGTCGGATTCTAGCTTTGATTGTTGGAAGCGGTGTGGCTGACACAACGTCATTTAAAGATTGTTTATTTAGTGGAGGTAATGCAGAAGGACTACTTCTATCTTCAATACAGACAACTGTACGAAACTGCACATTTACTTCAAATAGTAGTGCAAGTGGTGCTCTGATTTTTAGTGCTGGAAGCGCAACATTTCCATCGACTGCACAAAACTGTTTATTTATAAACTGCGGACTTGGCATATTTGGAACCACGACAACCGTTACGGAAGATTACAACCGTTTTATAAGTTGTAATGCAAACCGCAACGGTGTAAATACTGGGACAAACTCTACATCTGTAGGCGCATCAAGGCTTGACTATGGCTACAGCCGTATAGTAGGACTTAACCCGATTGACTTCTTTGGGCCGCAACAAAACAGTCCGAACCAAGCATTTGGAAATGCATCAGGAGCTGAAGCCACAGACGTAATGTCGATTGCTTGGACAGGCGTGACACCTGATTCTGGATATCAAACATATTCAAGCGTTGCGACATTATCACCGACATACAACCCAACAGAGCGCAACGCGTCCACCATCACAATCGCTCCGGGAAGCACCTCACAATCTATCGAACTCTATCTAGGTGCTACAGGTCTAACAGCCTCCACAAGCGGTCTGACAGCCCGCTACAATCGCACACGCACTGCATCTGTAAGCATCCCTCTAGTAGCGCGTACAATCGCTCAGGCGTGGACTGCTGGTGGTTTTGCCGAGGTAGACGCAACCAACATGCCGGGGGTCTACAGATTGGACCTTCCTGATGCTGCGCTTGCGTCTGGTGCTGACGATGTCACTGTAGTGGTCAGAGGTGCAAGCGGTACTAACGGTGCGGTCATGACAATAAAGTTGTCATCTGGTGGCTTGACATCAGCGCAGACGGCATCTGCTGTCTGGAACGCTTTGACGAATGACTACACGACACATGGGACCTATGGATGGAACGTTCTTCGTGCAGATCAGGACTCGAAGGAAGGTTTGGTCACGCTTCATCAGTCTGGTGGAGTCAGCCGAGTGGATGCGGATATTCACGCTATTGCAAACGACACGGACGCCGCCACGGAACTGAAGGGCGCTCTCCTTCACAACGGAACAGATTACATTTCCGCAGATCTGTTGACGCCAGTCTCAGCTGCGACCAGCGTACACATCGGGCCTTATCAACTCCTGGCTGATGGCCTCGGAGCAGATCAGCCCCTTGATGTCAATGTCGGCACCGCCACGAGCATCGATGTCCAGGTCACTGACGCGAATGGCACAGGCATCGACATCACTGGCGCGACAGTCACCGCGAAGGTCTACAGCTCAGCGGGGACACTCGTGGCGTCGTATGCCGGCACTGCGACCTATGCGGACAATGGGCGATTATCATTCGGCTTGACGACTACGGTCACGAACACTTCTGGCACGTACACTGTGACTGTGACTAGGACAACCGGAGCAACCGACACGCAGATCTTTGGACCGCTGAGATTGTATGTGAGGCCAGCATGAGTGTGAACATCATCAACATCACCGAAGACCCGGAACAGGTTGTGCAGCTCGCAGCCTGGACGGGTGACTGGCACACGTACGTGGTGCGTTTGGTGGATTCAAACGGCTCACCGATTGACATCACGACAGGCACTCTCGCGGCGACATACACGACAGCCTCCACAGGCGTCGCGTATTCGTTCGGTGGAGGAAGCGCCACGCTGACGAAGTCTCTATCTTCACAGGGCATTGTGACGGTTCTGAACCCGGCTGCATATCCAACAGCAGCTGTCGTGCGTCTGACAATCTCGCTCACAGTCTCGACTACCGTGCGACGCTTCGGTCCACTGCTCATCGAGGTCCTGGCACCGTGACCGTCAAGGTCGACCTGTCCGGCTTCGATGACGCGGAGAAGCGTTTTCGCATGCTATCTGTTTTTTTGCAGAAGGCGGTGAGTGCTGCTTATACCGGCATGATTGCAAGTATGACTGGACCAAAGTCAGGACGCAGGTACAAGATACCCTTTACACAAACGACGTATCGAGCATCCGCGCCAGGAGAAGCACCAGCTGCGCCGACTGGTGCTCTTAGGACATCAATCTTGATTAGCCCGGTAAACGACTACGAGTACATCATCAGTATCTCGAAGCCTTATGGCAAGATCTTGGAGTTCAAAAAGAATCGACCATTCGCCATTCCAGCGTCTGAAAAGGCATGGGCGGTGTTTACAGGCGTGGTGAGGAAGTACTTCAATGGTTGAATCACTGGTCGTCGATGAGTGGATCTATGAAACGCTCACAGCTGACGCAACACTCCAGGGACTGCTGGCGGTAGACAACAGATCGCCTTCGTACCAGCAGGGTATCTATTTGTACCTCGCTCCTGAAAAGGACCCGATCAGCCTTCGACAGCCACAGGTTCCCTACATCGTCGTACGTCACACTGACGCTGGCCAGACTGACACGACATCGATGTGTGGTGGCCGCATCGTGACGACATCAAGCCATCAGGTGTGGTGCTGGGACACGCAGTCTGGTGCTGTCTCGATGGCGCGCATCAAGGCCATCGTGGACCGAATCGATACACTACTAAACCGACAGACAGTAAACTCGACGACTCCTGTCTTTTTCCTGAATCGCGCATCCGTCAGTTCATCTGTCGACGTGTCGCAGGATGGTCGCGTCGATAATGGCATATCACAACTCTACATCGCCACAATAACTCCAGAGGTATAACCAACATGGCCCGTCCGCTACTCGCTAAAGACGTCACACTCACGATCACTTTCACTGCAGCTGCTCTAACCGGCGACACGACTGCACTTCCGACCACGACTGCGACTTCGGTTCAATGTCTAGCGAAGAGCTTCAGCACGACTGTCACGCAGAACATGGTCAATGCCACAGCTTTGTGCGCGACATTTGAAGCATCACTCCCAACGACACAGGCTGGTACTGTGAATCTGGAGCTGTACATCGACAACACGACTGGTCCTCTTTTCACCAGCAAACTTGGATTCGGCTGTGAGATTGACGTCGACCTTGATGGCGCAGCTTCCGTTGCTGGCAACGTGGTCAAGTATTTTGGTATGGTTACTGAAGCAGGGCTGTCCCTGACTCCGGAAGAAACACAGACCGAAACCGCGACCATCAAGCTTGGCGTGTCCGGAATCACTGGTCTGTCAGGATCATAACTTGAGTTCAATCTTTGACAACATTCCCAAACTAGAAGGTCGACCGAATCTCGTCGTCGACATCGAGCGCTTCATCGGAACGCCAGGTTCAATCGTTTTCCGCGAACCGAAGGCATCCGATCTGTTTCCTCGACCTGAAGTTGAGAAGATGTTAAAGATTGCATACCCTGAGTTTCCAGCTCAGATGCTGCAAATTCTGATGATCATGGCGCGGTGTTATGTGATTCAGCCTGGTGATGGTGAAATCAATCCTGGACGTCGATTCGCGCAGCTGGCCCGTGACCGGTCTGACATATACCTCTATGTTGTCGCGGAGTTTGCCAAAGCGTTTCCGATTGACTTTGCAGCGGCGGTAGACGAAGTCCCAAACGACTAAGCGGGGTGGCGCAGACGATACTGTACACAAGTGTGCGGCATTTGAAGCGCCATCCCCGTGAGACCGATTTCAGCCTAGACGAGTTTGCTGAAGTCGCATGGGCGGCTGAAGTCTGGGACAATCAGATCGTGGAAATTGTCAAGGCTGTGATGTCGGTCATGGCAAAAAGGACACTCTAATGGCGCTCGGCATCTTCGACATTGTATTCAAAGTTTCAGGCGCTGGCGATGCTGTCCAGGGGCTAAAGAACGTCAAGGCTGAGGCGAAGTCGACAGCTGATGCTTTAGACCATAGTAAATCCTCGGCTGTAAGTTATGGCGATCAGCTGTCAAAACTTGGAAAACTTGGCGCCACACTCGGTGCCATGGGTGGCCTGATTGCATTCGGTAAGTCTGCACTCACTGCAAGCGGAGAAGCTCAGGAACTAGCCACACGACTCGAAGTCGTTACAGGATCCGCAGCCGAAGCAGCGAAGGTCATGGCGAAGGTTCGCGAAGTCGCCGGTCCTTCACCGTTCACCACAAAGCAGCTGGCGAATGCCGCAGTCGGATTGCAGGCGATGGGTTTGAACGCGCAAAAGGCACTCCCGAAACTCGCGGATCTTGGCGCGGCATTCGGTGCCGATGAGGAACACCTCAAGTCCCTGGTCAACATGATGGGTAAGTTGAATCAAGGCATCATGCCAGATTCCGAAACGCTCTCAATGTTCGGCCTATCCAAAAAGGATTTTGCTGGCGAAGGAATCACGTTCGACAAAAACGGAACCTTGATCTCGAGTGCGTCAGAAACACTCGACGCATTGTTTCGCGTTATTGACAAGAAGTACGGCGGCATGACGGAGCGCATGGCGAAGAATACAAATTCGCAGATGGCAACGATCGTCGATTCGTTTGAACAACTCAAGGTCAAGGTCGGTGATATCTTCGGTACAGGTTTAGCCCTTGTGACGCCAGCCATTACCAAAGGCCTTGAAGATATCACAAAGTTTTTCGACTCTGTCAAGGTCAATGGTTCGGCTGCACAGACAATCCTTATGGGTATCGCTGCGACACTGGCTGCCATCACTGCAGTCCAGATTGTCAATGGCATCATTACCCTAGTGAAAGTCATGAAACAACTGGCAAACGGCCTTAAGTTAATAGCGGCAGGTGAGGCATTAGTCAATGCACTGGCCGGTCCTGCTGGTATCGCAAAGGTTCTTGCTGGCGTTGTAGCTGCTGGTGCCGCTATCTATGGAATGAATGCCATTTTTGACAGTATGGAGCAAAGCGGCGAGAAGACTGGAGGCACCACAGCACTTTCGCCTCCAGATACAAAACCTCCAATAGGCAAAGCAGCAGAGGCTGCTGCTAGTGCAGCAAAGTCGACCGAAGGCAAGGGCGGTGGTCTGATCAATACAATGATAGACATCGCAACATACGCAGCCAAGATGCAGGCGGCATTTGTGGACATGGCGAAGTCGATGGAGGGACACCTCTATGAGATTGCAAAAAACACCGGCTCCACTCGAGATCTGCTCGATCTTCGGAAACAGACCTTCGGTGGCGGGCGCCTGGGCGCGATCGGTGTCACGGCTTCGGAACTTGCAACCGCTGGAAACAACCCGACGAACCAGGGTGGCGTCGGCATTATTCCGCAGACACTTATTCCTGCTTCTACTGACCTCGAACGATCGATGCGTAAGATGATGATCCAGGCTGGACGTCAGAACCTGGTCACTGAAATGAGAAGAATCTAATGGCGACAAACTGGCCGTTACTGGTCGAGGTCGACTGCCCTGAACCACGTCCTGCTTTAGGTCGTGTGTGCGTCGGTGCTGATGGGACATCATGGGACCGGCAGAACTCCACTGGATGGTTTGACAGTGTGACCATGACGGCCATGCCTGCGCCTCTCCCTGTCACTGAAGGATGGTCGACCAACTTCGCGGGACTGTATGCGCGTGTGCCACGAAGCGCCTACACGCTCACTACAGGCAGTGTATGGAAGCAGATGGAGGTAAATGCCGCTGGCGATTATTACCTCACCGCAACGACACTCGGCACAGCAAATGTTGAATGGGTCCGGACTACTGCTTCGTATGGCGTCAATCAGGGCTGGTACATTTCCGCGTACGTCCCGAACTGGGTTGATGCTTCTCCATTACCGATCCTTCGTGTTCAGTGGGGCTACGGTGGAGCGTCCACTGTTGAACTGGTTTTTCGTGCAAACGGGTCCTGTATCGTCTACAAGGATGGCATCCAGAAGGGTGTCTATGACCAGTCCGACACGAACAAAACGCCAGGACGAAGCGTCACAAGCGCGAGTGCAGTAGGACAGCGCAACATCGCGCTGATGATGATCCCATTCAAACGTCGCGAGCTGCTTGTGACGTCGACGTTTGGCGCTAACTTCTCACACCTTTTCGAGGATGTACTGGACTCTCCTGGACAAACCATTGTGCCATCCGGCAGCTTCGCATGGAAGGTTCCCTATGGGCGACCGACTGTGCAGATCGCACCGATTGCATATGAGACCACTGGCGTGTTCTACTCGAAGCCGATCAAGCTGCGCTATGCTCCCCCGACTGGTGCGACCTTCGTGGGCACTGTCTGGTCTGATGTCGTTGGAACATCCACCGGAAGCATCACAGAAACTGTCAGCGTGACAACGTCAGCAGGTGGCACATATACACCTAATGGAATCATAGACACGGTCCGGCTCAAGCTCGAAGTCACGACACCATCGCCATACACGCGCACCTCTGGTGTGGCGGCATCGATGGCGACATATACACCATCTGCAACAGCGACAGCGAACCAACCTGTGGACATTACAGAGTACATCGATGATCTGGTGCTGTCGGTTGATGAGACGTCCAGGACAACGCTGAAGATGAGCGCCAGGCGTGGAGCACTCGAGACTGCTGGCGTTCAACAGCCACAGATCACATCGGACCGTCCGATTCGTGTGGCGATCTCGGACAGCGCGACACCGACACCGGCATACATCGACATCTTCCGAGGCACACTGGCGCCTCCGCAGATTCAGTATGAGCAAGCAGATCTGTCACAGAACTTCTCAAAACTCCAGTTTGAAGGACAGGACCGCTCACGAGACTTTGAGCTGTATTACTTCCAAGATGGTCTGTTGTACGACGGATACACGGCAGAGGACGCCATCGGTGACATGATGACACTCGCCGGTTATCCTCCAGCGACCTATCTTCTGTATACCGATGTGACAGGTATCAACATCTCGAGAAGTCCAGACATCGCTCGTGGTTATTCCTCTTTTGTCCCTCAGCGTGGCGACACCATCGCATCGATGCTGAACAAACTCAAAACCGACTACGCTGCGAACTTTATCACTGGATGGTCTCCGACCACGACTGGCTATAAATACCAGTGGGCAAACCCGTACGACCTGTCATTCGACAGCGTGATGACTTTGTACCAGAGTGTTCCTGCCGCGACAGCTGCTGGAGTCACTGCGGCGCTACGCGAGAAGCGCGTGGTCCGTCGTATGACTGCGCATTATGAATCGCCGGAATGCAATCAAATCACAGTCATCGGACAGGATCCTAGAAATGGTGATCTGCTGTATTCGTACAATGCAGACGCAGCGAGCCAGGACGCGACCACGCTTCCAGCCGACCGACCTTACAACTGGCGTGGTCGACCTGTGCCATACATCCTCGCTGATCCGAGTATCACAAATGCCGATGTTGCTTACCAGGCTAGAATCGCACTACAGAACCGACTCATGGAAGGACGCATTCTCATCGAGTGGGAGAGTGACTTTCTGGTCATTAACACCACAAATCGTCCTCTGTGGGTGCGTGACATCGTGACCATCATGCAGCCTGACGGTGTGACAGTAAAGGGCCTGTATCGAATCGTGGCTATTCCAAGTATCGAGTTCGTGGTGGAGAATGGAACCGTGCAGTTCCGCAAAGCAATTTATCGAGGTCATTACCTCTTTGGTGAAGAATAGTGGCGTACATCGATGGGACACGAACATCGACGCTCACGATGTCGCACACGCAAAACGTCACGGAACGCCTTTGGAATACGTTCGCACTGCAACCGATGCAGCCAGACTACGACACGCATTACACTGACTTTACTTTTGGGGGACACCTCGGTTTCTTAGGTTCACTGGCGATTGTTTCGACGGTCAACTGTCCAGCACCTCTCGCAACCTGGACGTGGGAACTTCGTGCGAACCTATCGGTCAATAACGGCCACGGTTCGACGAACACCGGATTCGTGATACTTGCATCAGGAACTGCCGCAGGGACGACACCATATGTCGATGTCAGCGTGACATGTGCTGGCACGTTTACGGCATCGGTATCGACAGACAAGCTGTGGGATGTCACTGAGACAGCCTACAGCTCGAGTGTGGCACCGACGGTGTTTCCTCCTCAGACTGCGTACCGATGGTATGAGATGACCACAAGTGGAGCAACGGCGGCCTGTAGTATCACCGCGAATGGCGGATCAGTCAGCGTGTCCGCAGCTGCGACATCGAGGCGAACAGCAGACTACACCGCGATCCTGAGTGCGAATGGATTCAGTTCCGGTGATGTACGCCATGACTTCGCTGTTTCCTTGGTCAAGGTCAACACGGTCGCTGTGCATGACATCACGCATGCACACACCTTTCACGCGCAGAGCGCCACGGAGTGGAGTCTCAGCGTTCTCGGCACGACAGGTGGAGGAGGTATCGTCGAGACTGCTGCGGCCACCATCAGCACGAGCTCGTGTCTGGATCGCAGTGTCGCTGTCATTGGTCGAACCAGGGCGTGGTCGACATCGTACCCAGACTCACTCACAGTGACCGTCACAGGATTCGATGGTTCGTCCAGGGCAATAACCGGAACAGGCTCGATGTCGGGGTCAGACACGTTCGTCGACTACTCGACCACAACGGTCTTGACGGATCCGGACTATGGGTCGAACACTCTGACTACATCGCTCGATGATGTTCCAGCGAGCATCTCGTGTGCCATCACTGGTGCATCACTTACAGCTGCCGGTGAGGCGAATACAGAGACGCGGTGCATGTTCCGAGGCTTCAGGTTCAATGGCTGGAGTCTGGCGTATGCCACGACACGAAGCATTGCCGGAACAGGTAACGACAGACTCTTTGCACCATACGAAGGCATGTCGGGATATCGCTACCTTGACATCCAGATCAAAGCGCAAAGCGGGACAGGTGTGGCTGGAACCTTCGTGATGACAGACTTCCATGGCAACACGAAGACATGGAACATTACAGCTGCGACCACGTCATACCAGACGGTGACAATCGACCTGTGCAGTCCTGATGCATGGTCTGTCTCAGCACTTCCGCTCACTGATGGCAAGGACAATCCCTATCCGAGGAAGAATACCGCCAGCAGTTCCTACGCTGGCTCAGAGAGCGTCGACTCGGCTTATTGGGGTATCACGTCATGCCAGCGTCTACGCATCGCTACAGGGGCGATTGACCTCGGCACCACGACGCTCAAGCAGGACACGACAAACGGCTTCACAAATAGTCACTATGTCCCGAGTGGTCTGGGATACGAAAAAGAACGCATCACACCGGCGATTGTCGCCGAAGTGGACACGACTACTTATTACTATTCACGCCGCTTCTGGCAACAGAACAACGATGGCAGGCACGAAGAAGAGAGCGACTATCGATGGCAAAAGACCGTCGGTGGCTCCACTGGCGTCACGAGCTACAGTGTCACACCGCTGACCATCGTGGACCTCGTTGGTCAAATCAACACGTCCGATGATTCGATTGTCCGACATCCTGGCTGGACCGCGACGAACTCCGTGGCGTACCCAGGCAGTGGTACCTGTAGCGTCTCACAGCCTCCACTGAGGGACTGTTTCCTAAATGGTGGCACTGGTATCAGTACTTGGTTATATGGCGGCGGAATCCTTGCAACACCGAACGCCACAACCGGGACAGACTTCGCGTATGGCTTCGAGATCGCCACCGGCACAATAACAGCACAGACTCTGTTCGACTCGATAAATGGCGATTTCATTCCCGATCTGTATGACCCGTTCGATGTCAATGGTGGCACTGACTCGGCACTGTATCTGCCATTTGGCGCCATCCTTCGTGGTCCAGCGCACGGCATTGTCTTTGACACATCTGGTGATCCGGCGACCAGCGGGACTGTCACGCTACAGCTCTCGAGTGACTTATCATCTCGAGGCACTGACTCGACCTTTGACGCGCTTGGCAACTATCAGACCGGCATTGCATTCGGACTCGGCAAATCGAATCACAGCATCATCGAGAGTCTAAACTCCGTCGGTGTCAATCCGATGTACAGCGCGAAGCGACAGCGCGCGGTGTTTCGCACAGAGGTGCTGTCGGGAAACTGCACGGCGGCTGACGTGTCACCTGCACAGCAAGCGACGTATGGTGTCGTGACAGCTGGTGGCGGCGTCACGCTGTATCACGCCAGGGCGCACAACGGGACAAACTGGGATGAAGTTGTCACGCCAATCACGAACGCGCAGTGTCTTAGCCTGGCGTATTCAAAATCAAGCGGCTCCATGTATTTGATTATCATCGTCGATACAAAGACAGGTAACAATGTCTTGCGCTATCAGACCGACGACGAAGGGAACACAGTCAGCGTGGCAACTACAATCGGATCCGGATCACATGGCACGGTCTGCGTGTCGCCGAACGGCATGGAGTACATCTTCTTTCGCACCAGTGGTGCTAACATCCAGCGCGTCAAGCGTGACCCGATGGGGAATATCATCACAGCTGCGTCAAACGTCGTGACGGGCAATGTGCAGAGCGACGAGCTCGCGTGTTACTGGCGCCTCGGAGTCATCTATCTCATCTACAGTCACACCTCGACAGGCATCACGATCGTCTCATCTGCGGATGATGGGGAGACCTTCTCTTAAAAAGGAAACGCCTCCAGAGGGGTGCTGGAGGCGTCAGGACTAGGAACTAGAAACCGGTTGGACAATAGGAGTATACAACATGGATGAACGACGAATCGCACTACTGTCGACAGATCTGGCCATCGCGAATGTGGGCGTCCAGGAAGTCGGCGAGAACAGAGGCAAAGCAGTCGAAGCATATCAAGCATCCTGCAAACCTCCGGTTCCTGCTGGTTCCCCCTGGTGCGCGGCACACGTCCGATTCCGGCATAAACAAGCAGCCACGCAGCTCGGCATCACGTACGATGAGACTTTTCCACGCTCGGCATATTGTCCAGACTGGTCGAGATGGTTCAAAGCAAATTCGTTGTGGTTGCCTGTCCAACACATCCGCGATGGCACGACCACGAAGCGACCACGGCGCGGTGATCTGGCGCTGTTTTACTTCTCCGCGTTGTCTCGCATCGCTCACATCGGCATCGTCACTAAGGTCGAGGAGTGGGGTGTCTACACGGTCGAGGGAAACACATCACCGGAGCCAAGCGACGAACTCTCAGTCGAGCGTGATGGCGATGGCCTGTATGCCAAAAAGCGAAACTGGCACGAGTTCGGCAAGTTCGGCGGCTTCGGCTTCGTAAACTTCTGACAAACCAAAAGACCAGGCGATGCGCTCACCTGGTCTTCTGTTTGGTAGTTGTTCGTTCACCGATGTGGGAGCACCGGCGAGTTAGTTATACATTTACCGCCAGACATGCACCACTTTTTGTTCGTGCTGTGGATTCTCCTCGATGCGGAAACTCACGATGC